GGTGACCGTCCGGCGGCTCGAAGCGGAGCGGGCCAAGAAGCGGCCTCCGAGCATCTTCTACCGCTACCACCTGAACGCATGGGTGCGCGTCGAGAAGCATTGGCTGCCCGTCGGGAAGTGGGAGTCGTTGCCGAAGCCGACGCGTCCGCTAGACGTAGGCGACCCCGTCGTCCTAACGGTCGACGTCGGCCTGTTCTACGACACGACGGCGCTCGTACTGACCCGCCCGCCGCTCGACGAGAACCGCCAGCCGAAGCTCGAAGGCAACCTGTACCAGAAAGCCCACGTTTGGGGTGTCGCATCAGGCGACGAGAAGACGCCGAACCCTCCGGCGCACGACCTCGTCGAGCGCGGCCCCATCCGACTCGACGAAACCGTCGTCCCGATGATCAAGGTTCTTGCCGGGTCGCTTCGTGTGCTCGCGATCGGAGCCGACCCGTACAAGTTCGAGACGCAGATGGGCGAGCTGGAGGACCTCGGCTTCGTCGTCTTCCGCTTCGACCAGGTCAACAGCAACATGGTGCCGGCGTCAGAGCTGCTCTACCGGCTCATCGTGAGCGATGAGGTCGAGCACGACGACGACCCGGTGTTCGCCGCCCACATGGACGCCGCCGCCGCCCGCGACACCGGACGAGGCTTCCGACTCTCGAAGCGCGACGCGACACCGGGCGCGCCGATGGACGCCGCCGTCGCCGCCGCGATGGGCGCGCACATGGCCAGGCTCGAAGACGTCGTACGCTCGCGCCGCCCGTCCGTCACTCGCCTCGCATAGAGACGTCCGCCCCCGGCTCGTCTATCATCCGAGGCGTGTTCTCTCGCAAGCGGCGCCGGTTCCCCGACCTGCTTCGTTCCACGGTCGCGCTCCACCTGACGACGAAGCGGACCGTGGCTGGCATCCTCATCGCCGAGTACGACGACGTCCTCTGCCTCACGAACGCGCGCGCCGAAGCCGACGACGGCAGCTTCCAGCCGCTCGACGGCGAAGTCGTCATCCCGCTCTCGCGGATCGAATTCGCCCAGGCCGGGGTGACGATCGACGACGCCGACGTCCTCGGCGAGGTCCGCACGCTGCCGCAGCGCGATCTGCGCGGCACGTCCCAGGCGCGGGCGGGATGACCGTGGCGACCGCCGTCGGCGAGCAGGTCGACGTGGACGCGATCGACGCTGAGCTCGTCGAGCTGTACGAGCGAATGACGCAGGCGCGGGCGCGCGGACACGACGGCGACGTCGCGTGGACGTGGCTGCTGATCGACGAGGCGCTCGAACGTCGCCACGCCGCGACCGAAGCGAGCATCTTCTGATGCTGGTCGTCGCGAACAAGCGTCTCGTCCGCGTCGACGGCGCGAAGAGCTGGCCGGGTGCCGGGTCGAGGCCGCGCACCGTCGGCGCCCGCACGTCGCTCGAACTCGTCGGCTACGACAGGTGGGCCAGCTACGCGTCGGTGTACGCGTCGCAGCCGTACATCTACGCGCTCGTCAACAAGCTCGCCCGCGGGATCGCCCGTCTGCCGCTCGCGACGTTCGAGTGGGTCGACCAGGACCTCGGCACGAAGCGTCCGGCGCGGACGAGCGACCTGGCGAACCTCCTCGACCGCCCGTTCCCCCGCGGGTCGCGCCGCAAGATCATCGAAGCTCTCATCGGCAGCGCCGCCGTCTTCGGCAAGGGCTACCTGTGGAAGTTCCGCCCCGGACCCGGACGCCCGCCGTCCGAGCTGTGGCCGCTCGACCCGCGGTTCGTCTCGTACGAGTGGGGAGGCCCGAACCCCGTCGGCACGTACGTCTACCGCTTCGAGGGCATCAAGAAGGAGATGCCTCCCGAAGACGTCATCCACGTCGAGTGGTGGTCGCCGAACCAGCCGCGCGGCACGTCGCCGCTCGAGGCTCTCGCGCAGTCGCTCGCGCTCGAAGATGCCGCCAGCCGCTACAGCATCAGCAGCTTCGCCAACGCCGTGCGTCCGTCCGGCGCGCTCGTCCACCCGATGGCTCTCACCGACGACCAGCGCCGCGAGCTGCAAGCCGAAATCGACGAGATTCACGCAGGCCCCGACTCGGCGTTCCGAATGCTGCTTCTCGACGGCGGGCTCGACTGGAAGACCTTCTCGTCTACCGCCGCCGACGCGCAGACGATCGAGACTCGCAAGCTCGGCCACGTCGAAGCCTGCGCCGTCTACGACATTCCCCCGCCCGTCGTGCACATCTTGGATCACGCGACGTTCTCGAACGTCACCGAGCAGAACAAAGCCCTCTACCGCGAGTCGCTCGCGCCGTGGCTCGGGATGATCGAGGGCGAGTTCGACGCGCAGCTGATCGCAGACGAGCCGCTGTTCGACAACCACGTCGTCGAGTTCGACCTGCGCGAAGTGTTGCGCGCCGACCTCGGCGAACGCGCCGACGCATACGTGAAGCTCCTGTCGATTTACACGCCGAACGAGCTGCGCGCGTGGGAGAACCTCCAGCCGATCGACCATGCGGCAGCCGACGCGATTCTCCTTCCGCTGAACTACCAGCCTGTCGGCCCCGACTTCGAGCTTCAGCCCACGCCCGACGTCGAGACACGCCAGCTCGCGTCGATGCTCGTCTCTGCGCTCCGCGACGGGAACGGATCGAAGGAACGCGCGAAGAGCGCGCTGGACAGCTTCCTCGCGGCCGCTGAGTCGTAGCCAGCGCGGGCGCGACGAGACGTTCGCGGACGCCTACGCTCGGCGTACAACGGCTTAGGCGCGCTCGACTCGTCCGACGAATGCAGGTATCATCTGCGGCTGTGATCGACGGCAAGACGAAGAGCGTCCGCGCCGAGTTCAAGGCCGACGGCAAGCCGGGAGAGTTCACGGCGGTCTTCAGCGTCTTCGACGTCCTCGACCGCGACGGCGACATCGTCCGCAAGGGGGCATTCGCTCCAGCGTTCGAGAAGGACCCGACGCCGCCGATCGTCTGGACGCACCGGTGGGACATCCCCCCGATCGGCGAGACGCTCGACGCCGAAGAGACGAAGACCGGCGCGCGCGGCCACGGCCAGTTCTTCATCGACGACCACCCCGTCGCGAAGCAGGTGTACCAGGGAGTGAAGGCGGGCGCCCTCAAGCAGTACTCGTACGCGTACGAGGTCGCCGAGGGCGGCTTTATCATCCGCGACGCCGCCGACGACGAGAAGACGCCGCGGTTCGACGGGACCGTCCGCGAGCTGACCGAGTTCGCCACGATCTTCGAGTGGGGCCCGACACTCGCCGGAGCCAACCCCGAGACGTTCACCGAGACGTCGCCGAAGGCGATCGAACTGCTGCTCGGCATCCGCGCCAAGGACATGCGCGCGTGGCTCGACTCGGCAGACGACGAGAGCGACTTCGACGCGAAGCTCGCCCGACTCGCGTCCCTCGCCGCCGAGCTGAAGGCCGGGGCGCGCCACTCGAAGCGCGACGCTGCGACGATCCAGACCCTCCACGACCTCACCGTCGACCTAGGCGTGAAGTGCGTCGAGCCAGACGACGAGAAGGAAACGACGACGTCCGACGACGACGACGAGAACGACGACGACGAGAAGAGCAACAGCAACGGCAACGGCGACGCCGACCGGCTGCTCGCCCTCACCATTGACCCCGCGGTCCTTGACGACGTCCGCGACGACGAGTAGCATCGGGAGGCAGACGTGAAGGACACCATCGCACCAGCACTGCGCGAGCAGTTGACGGAGGTCAAGAAGGACTGCCAGGAGCGGTGGGCTGCGTTCGATCGCTACCGCAAAGAGAACGAAGAGTCGCTCAAGAAGGGCGACAAGGACATTCACGAGGAAGCGAGTCGACGCCACTCCGCCTACGCCGAGAAGGCGCAGGAGGCGAAGGTCATCGAGAAGCAGCTGACCGAGGCCAAGCGGTGGGAAGACGGAGACGTCGCCGCGGGTCTCGACGACTCGCCGATCGAGCGCCCGTCGAAGCGCATCTGGACGCCAGGGCAGCGTCTCGTCGAAAGCGAGGCGTACAAGGAGCTTTTGTCGTCCGGTGAGCTTCGCCGCAAGAGCGCCGGGGCAGGCGACTTCCGCTGGAAGGCCGGAGAGGTCTCGAACCGCGAAGAGTTCAAGGCGCTCATCACCGGAGCTTCCGAGACGAGCGCCGGAGCGATGGTCGAGAACGACCGGCTGGCCGGACTCGTCGGTCTCCTGCTTCGCCCGATCGTCGTGCGCGACCTCGTCACCGTCGGCGACACCGACAGCGACCTCGTCGAGTGGGTTCAGGAGAACGTCTTCACGAACGCGGCTGCGGAGACCGCAGAGGCCACCGCCGTATCCGGCACCACGGGCACGAAGCCCGAGAGCGCGCTGACGTTCGCCGTCGTCCAGTCGAACGTCCGCACGATCGCCCACTGGATCCCCGCCACGAAGCGGGCGCTCCAGGATGCCGGCCAGCTGCGGACGCTCGTCGACCAGCGTCTCGAGGACGGCATCCGGCTTCGGCTCGACGCGCAGATGATCGCGGGCGACGGTGCCGGGGAGAACCTCCGCGGCATCCTGAACACGTCCGGCATCCAGACGCAGGACGGAACGGGCATGCCAGCGGTCGAGGCGATCCTGCGGGCGATCACGAAGATCCGCCTGGCGTTCATGGAGCCGACCGCCGCGCTCGTCCACCCCAACGACTTCATGGCGATGCGTCTCGCGACGAACGCCAACGGCGACTACTTCTTCGGCCCGCCCAACATCGCAGGCCCCGTCACCGCGTGGGGTCTCCCGCTGATCGTCTCGACCGTCATCGCCGAGAACACGGCGCTGGTCGGGAAGTGGAACGAAGCGATGCTCTGGGTCCGCGAGGGCGTGACCATCAGCGCGAGCGACTCGCACTCCGACTTCTTCGTCCGCAACATGGTCGCCGTCCTCGGCGAGGGTCGGTTCGCGTTCGGCGTCCCCCGACCCGCCGCTTTCGCGTCGGTGACGAACATCTAGGGGGAGGCCAGGTTGGGTGCTCCTGACCTCGGACTCGCTCAAAGGACGATGCC